GAGCATGCCGGAGGTGGGAAGGTTAGCGGCGTTGCCTCGACGAAGTTGTATACGTGCCATGATTTTTATCTCCTAGAAAGTGCCAGCGTCAAGGGTGCCGGCCATGCGCCCTAAATCAAAAACGTCGGTCTCGAATCCGTGGGGGTCGTAAATCAGCTTTTGCATGTCTCCAGACCCGGTGCCTTGTGGCCCTGGGGGGCCGGGAAGACCTTGCTGGGCTTGTGTCACCTCCAAGACAACGGTCTGTTCCTGCGGAACCTCCAAGACAACTATCTGCTCCTGTGGCACCGTCACCTCCGTCTGGAGGATTTGGACATCAAAGCTCATCTGACCTCCTTACACGTTGGTGATCTTGGTAGACTCCGGGGACACAACAACCTTGCCTTGCAGCAGACGGGTAACGTCACCCAGCGGATCGACCAACTCCAAGTCCCAGACTCCTCCATCAACCTGCACGGCACTGGTTGCTGCTGCCGAAGCTATCAGCGTCACCTTGCCAGCCACTGCATCGAACACGATGGAGCCGTCATCCGTGGTGAAGGTCAGGAAGGCTTCCTTTGCATCATAGCCCTCCCGCATCTGGGCACGAGCCTTGTATCCAGTCAGATTCACAGGCATCCCCGCCGCCCCTAGGATCAGCGTCAGCTTGAAGGTGGCCCCACACTCCACCAATACGTTGTATTTGCCTGCTGCCATGTTCTTACTCCGTGCAATTGATTGCAACTTCGGGCATTGTAACCTCTGTCAAGCTACACATCAATCGTGACTGTAGGAAGAGTGCTGGCCTTCGACTCTATATGGTCTCCAGCTACGAATACCCGGTCTCCCGCCTGGTATACGTCTACCCCTCGTACCGTGATGGTGCCGCCACCAACAAGTTGCACGTTGTACTGCCCCGCTGTGCCCACGCTCACCACTGTGCCTACTTGGCGGGGGGTGCTCGGGAGCAGGTCAAGGAACTTCTTCCAGATTCCTCCAAGAGCAGCCATCAGAAACCTCCATAGTGTCGTTCTAGGTCAACCGACTGGCTGACCGTCAGGGATTGGTTGGTGCGCCGTGCTTCTATGCTAGTGCTGCGAATCAGCCCACGCCATGCTGCTTCAGTGCCGTAGCCTCCGTTCGTCACCTCTATCAGCATACCGGGAGTCATGAGTCCGACGGACTGCTCCATCGGAAGCTCCAGGCCGACTGTGGCCTGCTTACCCCCCGCAGACAGGATGCTGATGCCCTTGAGCCGTGCCGCGAGGTTGGAACTGATCATGGCCCCAGTGAAGGATGGAGCTTGGAAATCACCTAGGGTTCCCCCCTTGCGCACCAGGGCAGTCACGCCAGTGTTCTCACCAGTCACGTAAACACCGTTATACAGAGGCTTCTCAGCCCAGCGCAGATTCTGACTGCGGATCAGGGTCTTCGGAAGAACGAGGTCAGGGGTATTCTTACCCCACTCCCAGAAGGGCGCAGGATACTCAGGGCGCACGATCAGAGTCTTATTCAGCATGTGACTGTTCACATACCCACCTGCACCTTGGACAATCTGGTTGATCACTTCCATAGGCGTCAAGTTATTGTAGCTCCAGGTGCCATCGGGCATATCCCAGCCCAACTCATCCGGGAACATCCAGTCGAAGTCAAACCCCGTGATCAGACCTGGGCGAGTCAATTCAGCTTCAGCGAACTGTCGGCTGGTCAACTGATTGTTCTGGATGAACGAGCGAGTCGGGGCATACGGGCTGTCCAGGTACGCAGTCAGGCTCCTACCACGAATCGAGACGGCTGTCTTGGCAAACTGCTTGTTCTCTTCATACTCCTCCACCAGGAAGCGCCACTTGATGGAGTTAATCTCCAGTTCGACCTCAACAGGGCCAGAGTCCGATGGCTCAACCTTCTCCAGTTCAGTGTACGGCAGAGAGCCTGAGAAAGACCACGCCCAACTGCTCTTGTCGGTGCCGACGCTGGCCCCCAGAATTTCGATGGGCTCGTTGTCCGATACCCGCTTCAGACTAATGGTGTTCACGATGAAATATACCTTTCTTGCAACGATTTCTAAGCCCGCCCCCATGCAAGGTCGCAAACCGAAGTTCAACACCACCTCAAGAGGGGGCACAGGCTTGTACTTGCAGATGAAATTCAGCACGTAACTCGGGATGAAGGGCGGCGTTACCGGGGGTTGCGGAAGAACCTCCCTACCTGGGCGTGGATGCCGTCCTTCGTCCCAGGGTACAAGCCACCACAGCGGCCAAGCCTTCGCCTTGTTGTAACCGAAGGACTCCCTCCAGGACAGGTACTCCGGGTACTGCCAGGGCATACTACGGAACTGCTTGATGGGCAGCATCTGCTCGAACAGCTCATTGGCGTCACACTCCGCCCATGCCCCCAACTGCCAGGGGGCCCTCTTGAACTGGTGATCTCGGGACAGTTCCTTGAAAATCTCCTTGGCCTCCATGCGGGCGGTCGGGTCGGCCTCCTCCCACGGCACTCCGTAGAACTGGCGTTCATGATACAGCCCCCAAAAAGGTGCAGCTAACGTGTCGTGCAATTGATTGCAAGACTGCCACAGCACACCCTTGTAGGTGCGATCTTGGGCCGTCAACTGCCATGTAGCATCTGGTTGCACCTCCTTGAAATCGGCCTGCTGCCATCCTAAGTCAATGTCGTGAGTAAGCGGACGACTGACGTTCAAGTCGTACAGCACCCCCATGTGAAACGTGGGACTCTGAACCTCAAGGGATATAGTGATCTCAGCGGGAGGGGACAATTCATCAATAGGTCTCCCAAAGTTCAGCCGCACACCCAGTGCAGGCTGTGGCGTGTAAACGCCACCAAAGTTAATCGCCACCTTGGCGTTCCTATACCTGAAGCTGGACGTGACAAATCCCCCCGAAGGCACCTCGTATGAGTCTTCTCCCTTCCAGGAGGCATTTACATTGTTCCCCACAGGAACAATGTACGTGGTGGTGTACTTCATACCGGAATCACCCCTCTAAACGCCAACACATTCAAGGCCGTTTCGGTTGGCAGAGGGTAGATCAGTACAGTGTGCTCCCCATCATACGTGGTCTCTATTTGGTACGCCCCGGTTGAGGCCAAGCTGACAGTTTCGCCAACCAGGGCCCCAGTGTCCTCACGGTAAGCCCTCACCTTTCGGGCCGCATTGGCACCGAATGAGTCCGTCACTTTGCCCATCAGGAACATGACTCTTCTCCATTATGGCTCCTGTAGCTGGGCCACAGAAACACTGATTTCTCCTCCTGCGTAGATCAGAGTAGAACCCCCGTCAATCAGGAACTCCTTGTCGGCGTCTCCAGTGATGCCAACATCCCCGTCAGCTACCCACTCACCAACACTGGACTCTATTCTCCCCCATCCTACTTCCCCCGTCACCTGTGCCAGTGAGGTATCCGGTGTCCTCATGGTCAGCACCTTACCAACCACCACATCCATACTGGGGTATTTGAACGAAAGCTCTGCTAGTAGCACCGCAGCCCCTGCTGGCTGACCGGGGGCTGGCCTTGGGAGCGTGTACAGCTTCAGCTTCCCTGCTTGCCCACCAGAGTCAATTCTTCGAGTCAGTGCTTGTAGCCGGTCACTGATAACCGCTGAACTCATGCTGAACATCAGGGCACCAACATATCGCTGATAACCGCGTTGTACATGCGGGTGTGATCAAAAGCCACCGCAAAATACTCGCGGAATGGGTCTAGGTTCTCGAAGTAGAACTTACCGTCATTACCACTGAAGGTTTCCGCTAGGTACTGACCATTGTACTTGTCGTACAAACGAACCCTACGGGCGGCTGGAATGTTCTCGATGGTCACGAGGCCCTCAATCTTTCCAAGCGAGCTATTGGTCAGGATGTATGCGTTCTTCCTAGCAAGGACTTGCAGCATCAACTTGGAATTGGGGGGTGCCCCGTATCCGGTAAAATTCTGGCCTCCAACCGGCATATTGAAGCGAGAGGTCATGAGCCGTACCGAAGGCTTGGTTGCCCGTGGGAACACCCGTGAGTGCGGGGCCGAAGTGAACCCAAGGGACTCAACCAAATCGGCAATAATCCAGTCTTGAACCTGATCTACCGTTCCCTTGCCCCACTGGATGTACACAGTACAGCCACGACTCAGTAGCACCCGAATATCGAAGTCATCACCACTGCCGAGCATCTCAGAGGGATTAGCCCCTGCCAAGTTCTGGCTGCGAAGGTATGGAACCACTGTGACAGTCACCTGGGTCTCTCCGTTGGTGAAGGCATCTTTCGCCCCGTATGAACAACTAAACGTCTTCAATTCATAAGAGTTAGAGCCAATCGTGAACGTTCGAGTAGTTGTCGTTCTTGGCGAACCGTTGTCATATCCGGTGTTGAACCCGAATCTCAGATAGGCGGGATAGTCAGGCGTGGCTCCTAGTTCAATCTCCAAAGCAAAAATACCGGCATTCACCCATCCAGAGTACACCCCAGCTTCTACCCCAAGGGAACCCGCTAACTGCAATGAAAACGAGACTCCCCCGTCCGGCCCAACATAGCTAGTTCCACCAATCATCGTCCAACCAGAGTTGCTAGGGTACTGGGGGGGCTCAGTACCGGCTGCAATCAATTGCAAGCCAGTGGTGGCGTCAAAGGTGTCGGCCCCCCCGTCAACCCAAGGGCTACCATCCTTTGTCACAGTGAAGGCACCATTGGTAAATGTCGCGGTGTTTCCTGACCCCATCTTGGGTAATAGGAACGGCGTCGTGGTATCCGAGGTGTTCACCGGGTATACAACCGACAGCGTAGTGACCTGGCCCTGCACATACCCTTGGCTCTGCCCAATGATAGTCATATCAGTCCAGGCAGTGCCGTCATCAGACCACTGGATGTACACGGCCCCAGTCACAGGTCTCTGATCTACCACAGCAGCGTTGTCCGTGATAGCTATGTCCACCCTGGACACGTTCACAGGATCACTTGTCTGATAGCCAATCCACACAGGGTTCGTATTTCGGGGCCCCGCCCACCCTCCGTCAGTGGTTATGGTCTTGTCGAAGGCTTGGGCAGCAGTGTAGGTCGAGTAGTGGCCACTCTCAATCGGGGTTCCACCGACAGACACATCCACGGCAGAGGCATTGAAGAAGGTCAGTTCCTCAACCCACAAGCTATTACTGGCGCTAACTCCTCCACTCACATCGGTAAAAAGGGCTCTCCAATAGCAGTGCTCTTCCTCCAAAGTCAGTAGCACAACACCACCAATAACGACAGAGCCAAGCGTCGCAGACAGCCTAATCGTTTTCCAGGTGGAACCGTTGTCCGACCACTGAACCTGGATGTCCCCCAATATTGGCAGTTCATCGTAGGCAGACGCCTGTTCCGGCAGGTTGATCTTCACCTGCTTTACATCTACAGCATAACCGTGGTCGTAGGCAATCCAAGCTGGGAAAGCACCCTGTGCAGAAGACCACCCATACGTATTCAGGGTATCATCGAATGCCTGAGCCACTGGGTACGATCCACTGTACTCACTACTTGCAGAGGGTACTCCTCCAGTGGACAACTTTTTACCGAAGCGGTCTTGAAACTCCACCTCGTCCAGCCAAATGTCACCGTTAGTGCCATTCGTGGACGTGGTGAAGTATAACCGCCAATAGCGGTGTGCAGCCATGAATTACCTCCAAGGGCCGGTGATGTCGAAGAACACTCTGGGAGTACCTCCCTCACTGGAGTAGTTACTGGCAATCACCAGAAACTTGCGGCCAGGGAGTTGTGTAACGTTCTGCACAATCGACAGGTGTGGGTACGGCTGGTTGTGGGGCGTGTAGTACATGCCTGGAAGCTGCCCACGAACGTGCCCCCCTGGCTCCATGATGTATACCGGAGTCAGGATCAGCGAGAAGTCTGGGCCGTTCGGCCAAGGCACGTTGCCAGTTCTCCCAGAGACAAGCTGAGAATTTGAAAAATTCATGGTCTGCGTCCACACGTTGATGTAGTTCCCAGCTTGCGTATAGTTGCGCATCATGACCTTGCCAACACTGTCCCCCGTGCGGTCAAGATTGCACCTGTCATCGGGGTAATTCTTCCATGCACCATTGGCAGGGTAATTGGCGTCATGGGCCGCCAGCATCGTCGGGTAGGCGTCCCCACTCTTGAAGGACACGATCTCCTGAAATGCGTACTGTGTGTTCCAGTACGAGTTATCCAAACGATTGAACAGGTAGAACCCCCTATCATCCCCAACAATCTGCCAGGATTTCGTCACCGCACCGCCATCACCACTGTAGTCTGCGGTGGAATACATGGCATAAATCCACTTATACCAGCCGTTCACAGCCGATACCCCGGAACCTGTGCCCACCTCATTTTTCGTCGGGGAAGACACATCGTAAGGGGCACGACCTCCTGAGCCGAAGGTGTCGATGTCGGTCATCGCCTCAGCAATCGTCACCTTCGCGTACTTGGCATACGTAGTCGTATACACCGGGTCGAGAGAGTTGTCCACTCGAAGGAAGGTGCGGGGGCCATTGATGTTCTGGCTACGGTACACTCGCTTGTTGGTGCCGGTGAACGCAATCTGGAATCCAAGGGGGGCCACCTTCACTTGAAGGCTGCTTTGGGTAGTTGCAGGACTCTGAGGCGTACCATCAACCGCAAAAGTGAAGGTGGTCGCCGTGGTGGACAGCACCCTCAGTTCTCCATTGTACTGAGGCTGCTCCGCCCCAGACAGTAGCAGCACCTGATCAACCTGATACAGATGGCCCGAGCTGATAGTGGCCGTTGCGATTCCCCCTGTGAAGGTCAGTGAGTCAATGGCCTTCAAGTTGAAGCCGTTCACAAGAACAGCGTCCAAGAGGGCTGTGAGGTCTCCCCAGGAGTTCACAAGGGCAGGGGCCCCCTGCATACCAGAGTGAAACCACTTGATGGGATACAATGCCATGTCTTTTCTCCTAAGTTCTGCAATTGATTGCAGGATCAGCGGTCGATGTCACCACGGATTTGGATTTGGAAGCTATCGTTGAGCGCGGTAGCTGGGCCTTGCAGCACCGTGCGGGCCATCCAAATCGGATAGTTCGCACCAGCGGTGTTGAAGCGTAGCACGTTTCCAGCCGACCAACCACCTCCCCACCCAAGGGCCCGGATCGTGAAGTACGGCGCATTGGTCGCAGGATTCACCGGGGCACAATCACTGTTGATGTCCCCCGTTGCTATCTGACCAAGACTCTGTCCAACCACTCGGAACGCAGTGTTCGAGGTGAAGATGATAGCCCACTTCTCCTCAGCAGAGCCACGATTCGAGACCGTGATCGGGTACTGGACATCGTTGTACTGCGCCAATATCGGATTGCCTATGATGGCGTCAGCCCACGCATTCGTCCATGACTCCTGACTGAACTTGCCGTAAGCTCGGGCCTGCATATCCGTGATCACCAGAGCACTGGAGGCATAGGACGAGTTCGCAGGGAAGGCATGGGTCAGCGGGCGGTTCAGAGACAGGCGACCATTGATCTGCACGTCCGTTACCACCGCCATGTCTTCTATTCGATGCTCGGCTACCAGCGGCTCCGTCAGGGTTCCCAGTACGAAGTTCGACTTCAGCGTTACTATACCGGCATCCAAGTCCACATTGTACATGTTGGGGTCAAGTGGCTGGCCGTTGGCATCGTACACCTTTATATAGCTCAGGCGGACACGGCCCACATCCAGCGTGGCACCAACACCAGCGCCTATCGGGAAGGCCACCGTCTGGGTGTTGTGAACCACCACCACGTCCGACATGCGGAAAATCGGCACCCGGCCATCACTGGGCAAGCGCACCGGATCGAGACCCAGGATGCTGGCCGACAGAGGCAGGTACGTGAAGCCAACAGCGTTGTAGCGTATCGAATCCGGGTATACCGGCTTGGGCTCGATGATCTTCTGGACAGAATCCTCAGTGAATACAGCATCGGCCACAAACCAGGACTGCGAAGTCACAGAAGCATCCACCGTGCGCTTCACACCGAACTTGATCCGAACCACGCCGCTCACGTAATCGACGGAGCCTATCATGCCGTTGCCGCTGATCTTACCTTGAGCGTCCGCCGTCACCGATACCTGTTGGCCGCCCATAATAGGCACAGCACGAATCTGCACCGAACCGGGACGCACCGGAGCTATGGGGATGCGGAACACCACCTCGTCTACCGAGTCCATGTCCACTTCCGTCACCAGTGCTTGCAGGGTCAGACTGTTCGGCTGCCCGGGTTGCCAAGAGTCCAGCGTCACCTTCCCCGACTGGTACTGAATACTGCCAGCAGCCGTACCAGAGCCGTTCGAGGGGTCAATACTGTGGTACAGACTCCCCAGGCGGTCGATATAGGTCAGGCCTCCGCATACGAACCGGGTGGAGCCTTGCAAGATGTCCTCGGCGTAGCCGGGGGTCAGATCGAAGACGATCTCATTGCCGGTGAAGGTCTCGGTGACTGCGGTGGCCCCAGCAGAGGTGCGCCACTTTACTATCACGTAGCCCTTCTCATCAATAGGCATGGTGGCAACCGTGTTCACTTCCGTGAGAGTCATTACTCGACGGTAGTTGCCGATCACCGTGGTGATATTGCCCCTGCCCCACATATTATTCTGCGTGACGACAGTATTCTGCGTGATGGTTCCCATCAGCACGTTGTTCCATTCCGGGCGGGGAATCTTGACGTTGAAATCCGGCAGGAACGTGATCTGGCGAGTGGCGTAGTTAATCGTTCCAGGGTTCACCGAGCCATCAGCACGGCGAATCGTGCTATCACCATTGTCGAAGCCCTGCACCAGTGGGTCTCTTAGCATCCAAGGCGGAGGAGGGTTCCAGATACTGGAAATGACCTGCTGATACTCGGTGTCAAGCAGAGGACTGTCTACGATGTTGACGTTCCAAACCAGTTCCACTGACTTGGGGATTACTGCCCCACCCATGTCGGGTAGCACGATGGACACGTTGCCGTTGCTGTCCCGCGTTGGCATGTCGAACCGTTGCTCATTGGGTGGCCCCCACTGGTAGTTGATCGTGAACTCGGTTCCCTTCTGCACCAGTTGACTGGGAATCAGCTTTACCTTCCCCGATCCATAGTTCACCGTGCCAGTTGCATCCCCGGTCAAGTTACCGTTGCCGTCATCGGTGGCGGTCTTGGCGATGCCGTTCACAGTCCAAGCGATCTGCACTTGACCGGGAGCGATGGCGGGGTGGGTTAGTGTGAACTCAAAGTACGAAGGTGCAACCACCATGTCCGCACGAGCGAATGTGGTCACTTTTTTGCCCCAGGCGAAGATGACCTCCGAGTCAGCATCAGGTAGAGCACCCGTGGTCAGGATCACCGATCCTGTCGCATAGTTGATCGAGCCCGTGCCAAAGGCGGCGTCGGAGCCCTTCAGCACCCCGTCACCACGGTCGTACAGGTAGTACACCTTGCCCTGAGACATGTAGCTAACCGACAGAGACCCCGGCATGGGCACCGGCAGCAGCGTGATCGTATAGTTGTACCCTCGGGTGTCCTGCACTATGCTGATGCTAGTAGTGTCGGCCACGCGATTCGGCACCGCTGCTGGCTTGAACGTCACCTGCTTGCCTCCATTGTGGCTGAAGGCGTTGGCGTTCCAGTTCAACAGCCCCTTATCGTACTCTATAGTGCCTATCTCGATACCGTTGTACTTCAGCAGTCCACCAACATCCGTCACCACGTTGCCCCCAGCATTCATGCTGAAGGTTCCGGGCACTATGGAGTTGCCCACGTACAGCTTCGTGTTGGGCGACATCGGTGCGTTGATCGTCACCGTGATCTGGTTGTCGTTGCCGGGTACATACAGGCTACTCATGCCTGCCGCCGTCAGGTCAACCATCGGTGTCTCGGATGATGCGGACGGCACCAATTGCGTGAAGATGCTATCCACCTGAATACTGGCGTCGTTGAGGGCCCCGGCGTTCGTCAGCTTGCTGATGCCGTAGTAAGTGGCAGCGTTCGCCACGTTGGTATCTCGGCATACAGCATTACCCTGGTTTCCATTCTCGAACTGCTCTACTGTCGGGCCTTCAAAGTTGTAGCGCAACGGGTCACTGATCTCCACTGTCAGTACCTTGCGGGTAATGTCCCTGTTACCAACCGTGAAAATACGCTCCACAGAAGTCACCTTGGTCACACGGACGTACTGCTCGTACTCGGTCGGTTTGCCTTCGTCCTGAACCAACACCAGACCTTGGCCCACCTTGGGCTCTTCGTCCTGGGTGCGCTCCGCTATCTGGATGGCACGCTGCCCTTCCAGTTGCACTTCCAGTAGATGCCCCGCCCACTTCGGGCCGCGTGCTAGGTAGCGTTCTATCTTGTCTTGAGCGTTGCTGCGACGGTCGAACCAGTCAGCCGTGCTGAAGAGGCTCACGCTCACCCTAGGGTCGTCAGGCATTCTACTCACGATGGTATGCGCCCCGTAATAGCTGTCCGTGTTGTTAGTCAGTACGGCGGCAAACGCCTTGCGCATTGCTATACGGCCATACGTGCGGTCAAGTTCCGACACATCGGGGAACAGGTTGTTCGACTGCCCATCAACAACTTCGATGCCGGTCATGGCTCCACCACCGTCGCTGGTGTCGAGCAGTACCTGGGGCTTCAGGAGCTTGATGTCTCCGCTTAGAATGGTCACGGTTGCACCTCTACGAACTTGAGTTTGACTTGGAACCACGCATCAGGCGTGTGCTCCGGGAATCCCTTCACCGGGTGAGCTTCTATCGGATCGGTGTCAGGGGCAAAGACCACCAGAAACTCCCGCGAATCAGTGGGGTATTCTAGCACCAACTTGAACTTACGGGCAGGTAGCGCAGCGGCCTCTTTCAGTGCGTCAACCGTTTCCCGGGAGACCCAGGCCATTTCAGGCTCTGGGGGCTCCAAGGAAATCGGCCTCCCGGCCAGCTTCACCCCTTGCTCGATGATGAGTGACCCCGCCAGGGAGTACGATCCCGTCGAGGACACAGGCGTCCACTTGAACTCATCCACCCACAGCATGTCGTCCGGCAGAGCGATTTCTGCCTGCGACGTTTGATCTATCAACCTCATGCGACACCTCTTGCACGTTGGAGCAGGTCAAGCAACTGAGTCTCATCACCCTCCGCCACCTGCACCGGAACACTAGAACTCCCGAGGGTGAAGTTTACCGTCACCGTCTTGCTGGAGCCACCCGACAGCGAACATCCGTTTGCAATTGATTGCACGTAGCTCATGCTGTTGTCAACTGCCCTCGACACATGACTCGCAACCGTGAGTTCATTCACCTTAGAGGCAGTATCTTCAGCGGCAGCAGCCTTTTTGTCTTCATCAGCCTTGCGGGCATCCTCTGCTGCACGAGCCTTTGCTTCGTCATCCGCCTTCTTCTCCTCTTCTCGCTTCTTGCTGATGGATTCGAGATCGAGACGCTCCAGTTCCTTCAGGTCGTTTTGAGCTTGCTGGTATGCGGAGGAAGCATCCGCCAAAGACTTCTCCAAGTCCCCAGTGTTCACCCCTGCTGCCTTAGCCGTCACAATGGCCGCACGAATCTTGACCTGAAGCATTTGGTACTCAAGGGCCAATTCCTTTTGGCGCTGCGAGTAGCGTAACTTGGTGGCCTCATCTTCCTTGCCCTGGGCATTCAGAAGTTCTTCCTGGATACTCAATGCAGAGTCTATAAAGGAGCGGGCGGAGTCATTGGCGGCGGTAGCGGCGGCAGTGGCATCCTTGCGAATGCGACGGTAGGCTTCCGACACGGCGTTAGCACTGTCACCCCATTCTCCCATCTGGTTGGTGGCATCCTCCGCCCCACTGGCGATGTCCTCGGCTTGATCCTTCACCTTGCGGTAGTTCTCTTCCACAGCCTTGGCAGCTTCGGCTTGAGCCTCCAGTTCTTTCTTGGTCTCCTGGATGGCCGTCATGATGGCGTAGTAATGGTTCACCCCTTCCTTACCAAAGGCCACCACCGCGTTCATGCCCCCCATCAGATCATAGGCCCGTTTAGATGCCTCCTCAAGGGACAATCCGATCTGCCGGAACTGCTGCACCACACTGTCGGAGGTGAAGGTGGCGATCTGCTCCGAAGAATCTACTACCCAACCCTTAACACCATTACCAGCCTCAGCGGTCTTCTTGGTGTTGTCCGCAGCGTCACGCATGTTATCGGCCAACACACGAGCTTGCTCCGCCGCAGCTTGAGTGACTATCACATTTTGCTGTTGGGCCTCGACATCTTGCTTCGTGTGCTCCAACACCAGTTGCTTCGACTCCAACTCCTTCTGTGCAGCATCAACCTTAGCGGCAATAATAGCATTACCGATGTTGAGTTCTTTTTCCTTCTCAGCGTTCAGGAGTTGCTGCTTGGCGATCAGCACATCCATCGCAGCGGACTCTTGCTGCCTCTGAAGTTGGGCAAGCTGCTCCCTCTGCTCGGCCAGTTGTACGTTCAGGCGTGCGGCTTCGAGTTCCTGCTGGGCAAGCTCAGTGCCGTCCTGACGGAAGCGAATCTCGGCCTGGATCAGGGCGTTCATGGCACGCTGTACTTCTATGTTAGCTTGGGTGGCTGCGAGGTCAGCTTTAGCCAGACGGGTCGAAGCCTCCGCCAATGCGGTCTGCTGCTGAGCAAGGCGCTGAATCTCTTCACGGGCTCCAGATGCCTTCTCCTGAATCTTCTCCAGGGCACTGGATACCTGCTGACCGGAGATGGCCCCGGAATCACCCAGCGCCTTAACCTGATCTTCCAACTGCTTGAAGTCTTCCTTGGTGTGGGCAGCCTTCAGTTGCTTGTCCAGAAGTTCGTCGAACTTGGCCCCTACCAATTGCACGGCAGAGCCGTACTCTTCTGCACTGATCTTGCCATCCTTGAAGGCCTGATCCAGCGCCTGACGGAACTGTGTGAGCCCCGCGATGGAAGTCTCCATGTTCAGCGCCTTGTCGAAGGCACGGTACAGTTCCTCCGAGGTCAGCTTACCGGATTGGGCCAACTGGTTGAACGCCTCCACTGCCCTGGTGCCAGCAGCAGAGGTCTGTTTGCCGAAATCCGAGGCAGTAGTGCCCAGCGTCTTGAAGGCTTCAGCAGTCTTGTCCGACTTGTCCAGAGAGCCCTGCAACTTGTTGTTCAGTTGCTCGACTTCCTTCTGAGTGAAATCGAACTCCTTCGCCATCGTAGCGATCTCAGCAGTCACATTCTTGAACTCAGTGGCAGCCGCCTCACCAGACAACTTGCCATCATTCACAGCCCTCGTGTATTTACGAACCAACTCTTCAGCTTGATTGAAGGCCTCCTTCTTCACGTCAGCGGACTTCTTAGCTGCTTCGGCGTCAGCTTCGTGGGCCGCAGGCAGTTCCTTGAGCTTGTCGGCGTACTTCTGGACGTAGGTTTCTCCAGTGGAGAAACTCTCGAAGGTCTTGCGAGCAGCCTCAGCCGACTTCATACCCATCTCAATGGCGGCATCACCAACCTGCTTGAAGGCTTGACCAAGGTCTTTGCTCACTAGGCCCACCACATCCCCTATCACATTGGCTATGGCTCCGAATCCTACAGTCAGGCCAGCGAACATTACCTCGGCCACCGCCTTGACGGCATTCAAGCCGTCAGCAAAGCCAGCAACCAGAAGCCCCAGGGACTGTAGGAGGGTGGACAGGAGGTCTCCTGCGGCGTTGGCATCCCCCATTCCCTCACCAAAGCTGAAGATTTCCTTCACGGCGTCCATGATGGCAGAGCCAACCATACCGAAGGCGTCAACCAGCAGGCGGATGCTTGGGGCGGCATCACCGATGGCGTTCACCACCGCAGTGCCGAAGTCAACGGCGTAGCCTAGTATCGTCTTGAATCCTTCGGTGATGCCGCCAAGGTCGATGTCCTTGAACGCCTCCTGGAGCTTGCTGAACGCGGACTCAAGTGCTGGTGCAATTGATTGCAAAGCACCCACCAAGGCAGAGGTGATCTCCCCCGCGAAGTCCAACACACCCCTCATGATGTCTTTGAGGACTTGTGCTACCTTACCACTCTCAGCGATACCCGAGGCGATCTCCTGCACCTTCTTCAGGAAAGCCGTGGCTGCATCCACCAATACGGTGTAGGCCGGGAGCAGGGTGTTACCAATGGCCGACGCAGCCTCTTCCTGATACCGTTTCATGGAAGAGAGCTTCTTTCCCACGGTGTCCAGGGAAGCCTCGTAGGCCCCTTGCAAGCCCCTCGCCTTCTCCATTGCAGCATTGAGCAGAGCTTGCTGCTTCTCTGTGCTAGTGAGGGCTCCAGCGGTCTTGCCTAGCTTCTCTGCATACTTGGCTGTCGCGTCTTCCAGGTTGACGACAATGCCCATGAAGCGGAGACCTACTACATCCAACTGCTGGATGTTCGTGATCATCCGGCGCAGCGTGGACGAGGAGTTCTCACCTGTCACCACCGCCAAGTCTTGGGCAGCGCGAGCCATGAGTGCGATCTGAGATGCACCACCCGCAGCTACAGGGCCAATTTGCAGCCCTGCCTGAATCATCTGGATAAGCGAGTCCCGGGCGGCACTGGTCGTGATGCCCAGCCCCTTCACCTCGGTCTCATACTTGGCAAGCTCCTCCGTGGTGTACCCGGCGTTCTTGCCGACGATACCGAGAGTCACGCCCAGCGTCTCATTGCGAGCCGATATGTCTGCCGCGTCCTTCATCGAGGCGACGGCGACGAAGCCAGCGAAGGCCACCGCAGCCCCTTTCGCTAACTCGATCAAGGATTTGAAGGAGGCTGCTGCCTCATTCCCCTGGGCCACAAACTGAGCTAGTTGACCTCCAGCGTTGGCCGCACCTTGCCCAGCGGCGGTGAATCCCTGAGCCGCCCCGCCTGCTGACTGACCAGCCTGTTGTGCATCCACCCCGACCTGGGACATCTGCCGCCCAAGTTGCTGGAGTTGGTCGAGCCCTTGGACAAAGGCTTGAACCAGGATTTGCAGGTTAGACGATGCCATTACTTACCTCTCGTGTACACGTTGAAGAGGCGATCAATGGCTTTCTTGTCGCCCCTTTGTGCCGTCAATAGTAGCGAAAAATGCTCCACTGAGCGACTGTCCCGTTCCGCTGCTGCGGCCTTTGAGAACGCCAGCAGTTGCGGCCATGTGTATTCCAAGATGTCGTTGTACCGATGGCCGCTGCTTATCAAGTGCTGGAAGATGCCTGCCCACTGATCTGAGTCTTGCTGGACAAGCCGCCTCCGAGCCGAACCATCGCCTCGGACAACAGGGGTAGCACTTTTCGGATAAAAAAATCGAGGTTGACCTCCACAACCTTGGTGAAGACCTCGATCATCTCGTCCAACTCCAGGTTCTCTACCCACTCCTTGTCTTCACCGGTCAACTGGTGAACCAATTCCACCACGTTGGGCGTGTAGTCGATCAGCAGGGTGGGGATGTCAAGCGACTGCACACCGTCCTTGAAAACGCCTGCGAAGGGCTGCACGGCCTTGAGGACGGCTGGTAACTGCTTCACCTTCATGGTGCGGGGGGTGATCGTCTTGCCGCCAATGACCATCGGTTCGTCGGAGGGGATGATCTTGTTCAGGTCGGTCGATTCGCTCATGATTGACTCCATTCAGGGTACAAAGAAAAAGGGAGGGCATCTCTGCCCTCCCACATTATGCCAGCCTTGCAATTGATTGCACAACTGGCACTCTATCAGTTCAGCTTCGTTACCTTAAAGTATTTGCTGCCTACGCTGCGGGAGCCGTCAGCCAGCACGGAGCCTTCCAGCACGAACGACTGCACCGTGTCACCGATAAGCGCCAGTTCTTTGAACGGGTCGGTACTGAACTTGAACACTTCTACCACTACCGGGTCATTGCCTTCAGCGGTGTTCAGGCCCTCGAAGCGCATGTACAGTTCCTTAGCGCCCTGGGTCAGGGCATCTACCACAAGCTGGTCAGCGAACTGGTAGTCCACCGTCAGCGCGTCGCCATCGGCCACACCAATAATCGTGTCCGCGAACTTGATCGACCCCGCGTCAGCGTTCACGAAGTAGTCTGTGCCAGCCACCAGGGTAGTATTTCCGTGCTTCACAACCACGTTACTGACCTTGATGTGCGCCAGCGACACTACCTTGCCGAGGGACGCATTGATGGCCTCTCCCGTGATGGTAGCGGCAGCTACCTTGGTTGCCGCACCCCGCGACACGCGGGCCAAGTTATCGGCCACGAAGTTCTCCATCGTCATCGACAGAGCGCACTTCGTTTCTGTGGTCAGACGCAAATCCGTGCCACGCTGGCCGGTGTGCGACTCCTTGTGCTCCAGCACCGAGGTGCTGACAGTGATCTTCAGATCGGACACGTTGCCGACAGGAACAAAGCCAGTGGGCTTGCCCTGCGCATCGCGTTCGGCCAGCAGCACCACGCCCTGACCGGAGTAGTAGTGATCCACCGCGTCCCAAGTTGCCATTTTTTAATCTCCTAGAAAGAGGGTGCTTCCACCCAGATTTACACTCAGCGGATTGTAATCCCGCCAAGACCTACCGAACAACCGGCATCAGTTGGACGGGTGTACTCCAGCGTTGAATCCAGATGACCACACCGTTCTTCTCGGAGGCCGAAGCCTCCACAACGAAGCGCCATTGGTGCCCCGATGGCGACTTGGTGCCCATGATCTGCCCCCGAATATCATCCAGCAATTCTACAGCAGGCTTTTTCGTGTCTGCTGGGCTGATCGTGTCAGGGCGCTGAATCACCATGACCGACGCCACCAATTCACCAGAGAAGCCTACCTTGTAGGTGTCCTTCTGGTTCTCGCTCACCGCCCGGATTCCCTCGTACACCACACCCACAGCCGGAAAGGTGATGCCCTTGGTCTTGTCCATCAGGTGATCTTCGTTGTACACCCAGAACGCCTTGCCCTTCAACTTCGCCAGTGACTCCAGCTTCGTCTTCAGGTCATCAACACACCTGAATGCAACATCTGTAATTTGAGTCATTCCAGTGCCTCCTGCACGCGCTTGATGATAAGCCCCTCTACTATCGTGGCGTCCTCGTCACTGAAGCCAAGAAACTGTCGCCGTGGTAGAGTACGAGTTCCGAACTGGTGAAAGGGTGCGTAGGGTACGTTTGTACCGATGGCCCGAGATTCCTCGTCTACCGAAAACAACTGGATGCTGTGGAACAGCCTCCCTGTGTCGAACAAAGTACCACCACCAGCACGTAGACGGGAGGCCCTACTAGGAATCCACGCAACCCCATCGGGGTCAGTCTCATCCAAGAACCGCTGACGAATGCGCCCCAGCAGTACCGCAGAGGCCTCGTCCAGAATGTCACGAACAACCAGGGCCTTGCTGAGGTCGTTCAGTGTACGCTCAAGCCCCGCCTGGCCCTGGACAGTGATCCTCAGCATGGCTTACAGCGGTCTCAGCATGAACCCGGTGTTTCGGCGATACCGAGACATGACGGCCAGAGCGTGGTCTCCCGACGCCCTGTAGCCCTTCTCTGCCTCATCATTGCGGTTCGTGGTCTGCCCGAAGTTGAACACTACTGGCGTGTACCCCAGGATAGCCTCGGCTACCCAATCAGGCACCTGTGATGCGGACTCAAACCCGGAGGTGTACTCCACCATCACGTACTTGTCCTGCAAGGCATCCGCATCCACTTTCAGGATGCCGCGCAGCAGGTCTATCTCGTACAAGGAGGGGTCAACCACCTCACTACACAGGTTCCACTTGTCACCACTCTTCACAACCAACGGGTGGGTCGGGTCAACGAATACGAAAGCATTGCGGAGCAGCAGCCGGAACACCCCCCCAGGCTGGAGACCACTAAAGCTCTCAGCGTCCATATAGAAGGTGTCTGCATTGTCCAGGCGATCCAATTTGCTGTCGTATTCGGACTCTATACGGAGTTGGGCAGCACGAATAGCGGACTCCACCGCATCATCTACACCTTCAAGCTCAGGGTTGATAGCCATCCGCTGCTTGACGGCATCTACATTGATGAAGAGTTTGTTACTCATGCTGCCACCCCTTTTAGACAGTCACAACCGGGCCGCTTTCGCCACCGTCATCGCCCTTACCATCGCCAGGCAGGCCGAGTTCCTTCAGTTCATCTTCAGTGCCCACCTCCAGGCGTCCGTTGACGACTTCCACCGGATTCAGCACCGGCAGTTCACGTTCGGTCTGGATGATTACCTCGGGCTCCTTCGAGGGGACACTATCCTCCACCTTGGGCGCACGGTACTTGCGCCAGATCGGACGGCCCTCGTCTTCTTCAGCCAGCAGGGTCTCGGCCTGCTCGGCTGTAAAGCCGTACACCTTACCAGCTTCGTACAAGATGCCACCACGCGAATAGCGTTGGTAGATCGCCAACGTCAGCTTGGTGATCTCGATGGGTGCACCAGCAGCCGTGGCAGCGTCGGTTGCAGTGGCCTCGGTGTCCGCCTTGTTGGTCGATATTGTGATTGCCATGTTTCACTCCAGTTGAGTATTGGGGACTTCATTGTACAGAGCATTTGCAATTGATTGCAAGCAATCCGTACCCACAAAGAACAAAGGCAGACCGAAGCCTGCCTTTGCATTGTACTCCGATAGAGCCAGGTTGCCCCAGCCCCTGGCGGTTAGCCGGTGATGCCGGTGTACTTGGTCAGCGCGTTGACCTCTTCCAACTCGAAGCCGACTCGGGCCGTCAGCACGATGATAAAGACGCGGGATCGAATGTCCTTATCGTACTCGAACTGGATATTGCGCTGGATGGCGAAGATCAAGTTCAGCGGGTCAGTGAACAGACCACTATCTGAAGGCATCATGGGGACGCCCTTCACCTGGGAACCGAACACGTACAGTGGCAGGTTGCCCTGGATGTTGGCATCACCCATCACGGTCTCGCGGGTAGCGTACTGATCGCGCATCTCGGTTTCGTTGTCCACCGAAACAAAGTGGGTCATGGATGTACGGTTGCGCAGGTACTTGTCCGGGGTGGCCTTGACAGCCGCCTTGATAGCTTCCTTAGTGAAGGTGCCACCCACGTTGACCACGTTCGCAGAAGCCTTCTTCAGCCAGCCATCGGCCAGACTCAGGTAGGCATCAGCGCTGGCCGTGTCACCACGGATGCCGAGTTCTTCCAAGTCGAGAGCCGCACGCTCGCCGATCATGTCCACGATGGTCTGGTGGATACCTCCGGCACCTTGTTCGGCACCCGCCGTAATATTGCCGCGCTCGATGTTGTCCTCGATAACGTCATACGGGAGGTGAACTTCAGCGATCACTTCCTTGGTGGTGATCAGCACCTGGCCCAGATCGGGCTTCACGCGGTCAGTAGCAGCCAAGGCAGTGCTAGACACAGCGGGGCGCAGGATGCGCGAACCGAAGCCGATCTTGTTGATCTTCTGCTCCGGGCCGTTCATGGCGACAGTGCGGCACGACTGGATCAACGTGGGCTGATCCATGACGGTACGGACGAATTGATCGGTCTGCTCCGGGCTCAGACGGCCAGCGATGGCTAGGTCAGACAGCGCCATGTCGGCCTTTTTGATGATTTCCTGATTGGTAGGCATTTTAATTCCTCTTTCCTTCAGTTGGGGGGTAACAACTATTATGTGACAGGTTTCAGCGGCGGCGCATGAAGCCGGTGTCGAAGCAGCCGGTGCGGGGGTCGGAGTCACCCGACTTCTTCACCTGCTGCGACTGTGCCGGTTCATCACCAGCGACTGCACCCGCAACCACCGTGGACTTGACTACTTGGGTCGCAGTTTCAGCCTTCCGAGCGATTTCGTCAACACGCCCAGAAAGATCATTCTGCGACTTGGCAACCTTTGCCACCTCACCCGACACACCCTTGACGGCTTCAGACAGTGTGGAGAGTTGTTCCATCACAGCTTTCAGCGCAGCGCCAGATTCATCGGTCTTTTCAGACCCGGCAGCGCCCTCGCCTTCGGCGTTCACATCCGAAACAGAACCTTCACCAGCCGTAGCACCTTCTTCAGCTCCTTGACCATCTTCCTTCTTGGCCTTGTCCTTGCACGCCTTCTTCTCAGCGTCGGACATCTCGGCCCACTTCTTGGGATCGACACCTTCGGGGCAGGCCATGCCGTTGCTCTTGTTCTTCGTCTTGTCTTTGGCGGACTTGACTACTTCAGCCACCGCTACTTCGGCCTTAAAGGCGGAGGTCGGTAGGCCCTTGGTCAGGGTAGTCACGTAGGTGCTGAACTTCGACAGCACATCCCCCACCTTAGAGGAAGCATCGACACCGCTATCAGCGTTGTACAGGATGTTCGAGATGGTGGACACAACAGCATCGCAGGCGGTGCGGATGCCCTGGTAGTAGCCCTGGGCCGCCATCACTTCGTTGAAGTCCGTGCTGTTGGACAGCTCCTCACTGTAGGGGGAGAAGTCTTTCATCACTACCGCCATGTCTTCTGACAGGCGGACGATGTGGGCGTCTGCGGGCAGATCACCAGAAGACAGCACAACAGTACCATCTTCGTTCTTGGTGGCCTTGTCAAAGGGCAGGCCGTTATCAGCCAGTGCTTTTTTAACACCCTCCAGCGTGTCCTCACCGTGATCCATGACCACGACAGCCACGACTTCGGGAGCTTGGGACTTCGGGGTGACTTTTTCACCCTTCAGCACCCTCTTGATGTTGCCGAGGTCAATCATTCCACTCTCCTTGTCGGATTTAATGATACGAAACGGGATGCGGTTCGCTCCACGAGTCACAAGCGAAATAAAGCGCACATCAGCGTTCTTCATTTCTTTAAGTGTCGTCTTGATTCTCATGTCACGTTCTCACACTGTAGCCGGAAGTGTACTACTCCCGAATCCCACCTAACAACTCAGCCGACTATCTCTATGTTGTCAACGGCTGAAAACGAATGCCGGTGCCCGTTCACCTCTTCAGTGATCGTACCGGTTAAGATGGGGTGCTTGTGGCCGTCCACCTCATCAGTCGTACCTCCCAGGAATTTCCCATCCCCGTTGTAGGTCACGTAGAACTTGTGGACGTGATTTTCGTTCTTGCTGGTCAACCCCGAGACCACTGGGGGTATTTCAAGCTCCACCTCCTGGTACTCGCGCACAACCATCGCTTCCATGCTGAAGCCATTGATCTCGCCACTCTTCACCTTTTCCCAGGTGTCGTCGTCGGGTATATGCACCCCCACCACCCAGGCACCTTCGATGAAGTCGGGATCGTCCTTACGAGCGATGAAGGACTCCACCACGGTCACACCTGGAATGGCTTCGTTGTCGTGCTGCTGATCCACCCGATCTACGCGCTGCTTCCGCACGAACTCGTGGGCCATCTTCATAATCTGCTCGGCAGTCATGTATTCACCATCGGCGTCCGGTCGGTTCGGCGCATACACCTCACCATATACGAGGTGCAACTCCTGACCTTCCTCGTCTTTTTTGACCACGCATTTCATGAGTGCACCTTTTGCAATTGATTGCAGCCGATCATACCACCTACTTGGGGTTCCACTCAAGCAAAGGCTTCGGAGACCCTAGACTCCGTGTACCCCAACGTGTTGATGAGGAACTGCTTAACCAATTCCTCGTCCGTCTTCGGAACCATTTCGGCATACACCGCGTCATTGTCCTCGGACTTCAGGGTCTCTCTCATCCCAGCACCTCCACGAACTTGGACACCTTCTCGGTATCCGTCAGGTCAAGCATGGCGTTGAACTTTACACCCTTGAACAAGACTTCGCCAATGTCCTTGCCTCCCACCTTGAACGGTAAGTTGGCGATCATCTGCATGGCATTCTCGTTCTTCGACCCCAGCAAGTCCATTAGTATGTTCATCTGCCCGGGTGACAGAGCCAGCGCCACCTCCGGCAGCTTCCCATCATCCAGGTTCTGGATGATCGACTCCTTGATGTCGAACCAGTCCCCTGGGGCAGGCAGCAACCCCATCTTCGAGTAGGTGTAGGCACCGAGGTCTCCATCCGCCACCAGGGACAGCGTGGATGCCCCAATGGTCTCGGCCACCTCCGCAGAGTTCTTCATAAGCCGCTTCAAGAACTCGGCAGCTTCTTTAGGCTCCGCCTTTTTGAACTCCGCATAATTCATGTGCATCGTCCCGGTGAAGGGGTCATATACCATCTGTGCATCCAGCTTCCCTTCACCAATCGGCATCTTGGTATGGAACTTGATGTCTCCATCTTCCCCGATAGTAATCGTTCGGTACAGCTTCCCTAGCACTCCATCCAAAATCTCTTTCGGCGTGAAGCCAGTGAGCTTTGCCAGGATAACGATGGGCGACACGCCAACGAAATCGTTCCAGTGCTTGAGGGCCGAATCCGTCACCTTCAGGCCAAGTTCCTCGAAGGTTTCCTTTGTGGACACCACCTTGGGCAGCTTTTCCCGTTCTTTGGGAACACTCGGCTTCTCCGTGCGTGGGGCTTTACCTACCCTCACAAGCATCGTCCGGCATCCTGGATGGAACGGAGGGATATGGAGACCCGCTGCCGTCAACTCTTGCGGCGTCATCTCGTCGTACTTCTCAATGCTGGCCTTGTCCTGCTTCGGCCAGGGTTGCAATTCCTTCACATCATCCGGGTTCTGCACTGACAGAATTTCGTTGATCGACTTACGGGCGTCGTCCACCTTGAACACCTTGCCGTTGATGGATCGGCAGAAGGCGGAAGTGCGCCCGTCCAGCACCGCAGACAGCTTGTAGATGGTCAGCCCCAGAAAGTCTGCCTCCGCTGCAAAGCCCCATACTGCGAGACGTGAGGTGTGCAAGGACGAGATCAACTGCATGATCTTGTCCCCCTCAACAGTGAAATCCACGAACTCCTGGACGTAACGAGGCTTATCGGCCTTCTCAGCCGTCTTGAGTTCCTCTTGCGCCTTTGCAATTGATTGCACGACCGCCTTGTACACCTGCACCGTGGCATTCAGTTCAATGGACTTACAGAAGTTCTCGGCCACCGCATCCATCAGCTTGTCGTAGTTCCCACCTGAAACAAACGTGGTCTTCGAGTCCGTAGCCATGCGAGCACCGAAGTTAGCACAGGCCAGCATCAGGTACTTGATGTACTGCTTGTTCTTCTCCCCTACAGGGGACAGGTCGATGTCTTTAGCCAAGGAATACGCTTTGGCGAAGTCTCCCTGGTCGATGGCGTCCACCACCCCCGCCTGGAGCTTGGCAGCGATTGGCCCCCAAGTCTTGTGCAGCCTCTTGTGAAGCTGCACCTCTAATTCTAGGTAGGTTCGGATGTCAACCATGAACGTGGCAGCAATCTGCGGTAAGGGTCACTAGGTCTTTACTGATTCCGCCCAGAGTGTAGGCGGACACCAGTTCGTTAAAGGTAGCAAGGTCAGTGCCACTCAGGGACTCAACCGTCTTGAGGACTTCCAGCTTTTCGTCTTCCGTCAGTTCGTACTTGGAAACCAGCAATCCCTTTATCACCCCGTACTCGTGCGCCACATTGACAAGGTTTAGAGACTTTTTGGGCTCTTGATCGGTCTTCGCTTGGATAATGGGTGGCGTGGAGTCCAATCCGGGGGTTGTTGGCATCCCTGGAAGGGGGTCTCCCCCAGCCCCGGTCTGTCCCCCCGGGGTCGGTTCAGGAGCTGTCCCAGATTCATTGAACTTCAGGTCTGTTCCAGCAATCGAGTTGACTTCCTTCACGAGGTCTCTGCCGTCTACCTTGTCTGCAATCAATTGCAGGGCCTTCATCTTGTCCTCGACGGTCTTCAGTGTGATCGGCTTGCTACGCAACTCCCATGTCTTGATGCCAAGGGCCTTCAGTATAGTCTTGTTGATGCGTTCATCAAACTCTACACGCTCCGGCTTGAACACCTGTTCTTCGGCCACCATGTAGCTAACCACAGCCGTGGCAAAGTTGTAGTCCTGGGCACGCCCTAGGAACATCGGGGGCAAACGAAAGCCAATACGAATATGCTCCTCAGCCGTCTGGTCATAGTTGGCATACATTGCATCATTCGCACGTTCGGCACCAAAGCGTTCTACACGCACCTGCACGTTGCCTGCGGACTCCAGAGAGCCAGACGAAGACTGAGCCTCCACGACCACAGCACGGTTGCGGTTCTTGTTCTTGCCCGACAGGTAGGCGCGAAGCTGGTCAGAGGCGTCCTTTGCCAGAGTTCCACCCTGTACGAAGATGATGGCCGGGGGCATGCCTCCCGCATCGAAGAACTCCAGGTTCTGCTCTTCAGCTTTGCGGGAGCCAACCACGGACGGCAACTGATTGATCCAGCGGGGCACGCTATAAGGCCCACGGGTGTCTGGGTTCACATCGAAGTAGATCAACTCGGTGGCGCGGCGCTCAGGGGGAATCACATTCGAGGCGGTCTCCCACTCACCGGTGAACTTATCCAGTTGGCGCGTGGTGCCGAACTCACGGTAGTACAGGTTAGTGTTACCCACCCTCTGCATGAAGCGGCGCTCACGTTCGTACATCTGTAACTCCACCTCCTTGCCCCCTCGCATGATCGTCTTCGTGACCAACACTGGATCATCCAGCTTTACAAAGCGCATGGAGTAACTCTCCAAGTTGCGGATACCCACCAGATCACCAGCGAGGTTGCGCAGAGCCTCCAAGAAGCCATACCCAGTGCTCTCCATGTCACGGCGCAGCTTGCGTCTAATCTGTATGAAGCCCTTTCCAGGGTATGGTTCATCGAAGAAGGCTTCGAGGGCTTCCTTCTCTGCCGTGTCCCCTTCCTTGCCCTCCTCTACCGAAATGAACTCGTAGCCGGTGCCGTCGATGTTCACCTCCATCGTCTCGATACACTGTGCCAACACGTTGTTATGTGCCACCAGATGGGTCAACATCTTCGGCTCGTATGGGGGCTGGAGCACGACGTTTGACACACTCGACGTGGTGAAGTACAAGTTCGTAAACTCGTCTTCCAACTGCAAAGCCGAGTCAGCCATCACCAGATACGTGTCGGAACCTATCACTTTCTGGACAAAAGTGATCTTCGGCTCTTCAGCCTTGGCCTCTTTCTTGGTCTTCATAATGATTGACATACCTGCCTCGTTGGGGGAGATTGATGAACTGGCTCCATTGTACAGACCAAAGCGCCTACCAGACAACACGCATTAAAAGGGAGCCACTTGGGCTCCCTCGTTTTGCAATCAATTGCAAGAGCAGTCAAAGGCCAGATGCCACAGGTAGTACCACATCGCCACCTGCCCCGCCGTCCCCTTCAAATCTTGTTGAACACCTTGGCGTAGCAGCTATCCCAAGGTGATCACCGGGATGAATCAGGGCATCCTCATTTCCGGTCGAACTCCCTCAACTCTGCCATGTTGCGCCCGATCTTGGCATCAGCCACGAACTTCAGTTGAGGCTTCCAACCAACTTTTTCAAACGGAAGCGACTCCATCAACTCCAGTTCGCGCTTCACGTAGAACTCGTAGTTGTCCTCTGGTATGTAGACGTACTTGGCGTCATGGATGGCCCCGAAGCAGGGAGCTTCCTTAAACCAGCCCTGCTGATGGGAGATCGCAATAGCCCAGATCATCATGTCAGACAGGCAGCTCTGCACCGGACTGTTGATGGCCTGGCGTTCAGCACCCGCCTGCACTTCGCGCTTCACGCTATTGATCAGCGGGAGATGGCGCACCCGGCCCAGGGGGGAGGTGACGTACCCATGCTTCCGTGCGAAGGCTTTGTAGGTCTTGTGGTACTCCGGCAGACGGTAATACGTCTCGAAGAATCCCGAGCGGAACTTGTCCGCCTCCTCGAAGGAGAGCTTAACGCCGTAGTTCAGTTCCGCGTAGCTCTGGAACCCTTCTGTTCCCATGCCATAGATCAGCCCGAAATTACCCGCTTTGCCAAGCTGCCGTATGCGGTCGAACATCTCCTTATTCGTCTTTTTCAGGGCCAGCATTTCCTCGTAACTGTAGCCAGCGAACCGACCAGAGGTTATGACGTGCAAGTCCATGCCCCGGGCATACGCCTCTATCATGGTCTCATCGTTGGCTATACAGGCGATCACCCGCAGTTCACCTTGAGAGTAGTCGTTCTCCAGCACAAGCATTCCTGGCGGGGCTGGGAAACACTTACGTAGCTTCTTCGCCCATTTAGTATGCTTTGGTATGGTCTGGAACGCAGGGTCTCTACACGACAACCTCCCAGTATTGGTTCCCCCTTCACCTTCATCCTTGTTACCCGCAAAGAAGTAATATGAGGGGTGGAATCTTCCATCACTACGAATGTGCTTTTGGAACCCATACACGTAGGTGGCAAGCGTCTTCGTGGCCGAAGAGAAGTCCTTCAGCAGTGCGACGAACTCCGTGGCTTCGGGTACTTCCTTGAACATCATCAGGTGATCCAAAGAGGTGCTCGGGGCTCCGGTCTTCTCCGTGGTCATCTTAGGCTTCAAGTTCAGGCCCATCGGGGAGAACATAAAATCCACCAACAGACTGGCCTTGGTCAGGTTCAAGCCACCCCTCTTGTCGGGGTCATGGTGTTTGGCTACCAATCGTCCCCCCATGATGCTCTTAGCCTTGGTGGTCAGCGTGTCTAGTTCACCGAGGAGGTCTGCCTCCAATTCCTTGTAGGCGTCCATGTCCACCAGCACGCCACCGCGCTCCACCATCTCGAAGGCTCGGGCCGCAGGGTGGAGGATGTTCACGTAAAAGCCTGCCAGTGCCGGTGTCTTCAGCAAGTCCTGCTTCATCACTTTGCGGACACGCAGACAGCCATCCGTATCACCACCAGCGTAAGGCAGCAGGGTCTCTGGTGGCACCAAGTCCATCCGACTCTTGTCAATCTGCCTATCAAACTCGTCCGAGTAACCCCCCAACTCAGGGGCATAGATTTTCACATGGACATCCAGGCCGTTCGAGCGGTTCTCATCAAGCAAAGAGCCTACGAGGGTGGTGTCGAACTTGAAGTTCGTGCATTCCAGGCGGGCCCTCACAGCTACCCAGTGAAGATCGAATTTCAGGTTCGCACCACCAAGGCTCACCTTGGGGGTATTCAGGAACCAGCCCAACTGCTCCAAGAACTCCATATCCGACAGCCCCGCTTCCTCCGCCTTCCGGCTATCGAAGCGTTTCACGTAGGACTTGCCTGGTTCAACCGATACTTGCACCGTGACAATGTATGCGCCTGGGTGATCATCTTTTGGGAGCAGATAGGGGTCTAGTCCCACTGTCTCCAAGTCCAGCGTGGATTCGACTGGCTTTCCAGTCTCAGCGAACAGGGCATCAACCCTAGCGTTCACCTCCTTAAAGTCGTCCACGTATTTGTACTCCCCCAACACAGGACTCTTGGAGCCCGTCTTGGCGAAGCGGCAGGCAGTGCCAACATCGGTCAACAGATCGACGTACTTGCCGTAGTCCATGTCCACAATCCCGGGGGCGTAGCTGAACATGATCGGGCAACCAAAGGTCTCGTGCCCGAAGTAGCTGCCTCGAAGACTTGTGGTGGTTCGCCCCTTGGGCACCACCTTCATAGTCTCCATCAACAGCTTGGGGTCATTCCCCAACGCCAAAATGACCACAGCCCCCTGCACTTTGGGGGTAGTGGTCAGGTCATTCACAATCTGGATGTCCAGGCCATTGAACCCGGACAGAACCGGGGACAGGGCCGTGAGCACCTTAGCTTGCGAGTCTTTGCACCAAATTACCAGAGACATCGAAGTCTATCCATTTTTCGTCTTTGAACTCAAACCCTGCCACTACCGCAGCGATGGGCATACTCCCAAGGGTCTTCTCCATCTT